ATGTCGCTGATCATCCGCACGCTCGAAAAGATCGACAGCCTGCAGAGGACCATCGCCCATGACCGACGCGCCGAGGCCGACGCCGTTGATGAAAACCTCGAAGCGCTCGTTGCTGAGTTCGACGCAAGGGTCGAACGGCGGGCCGAGGAGCTTGCCCGGTTGCGATGTATCGGGGGAAAGCCGCCGGATGGCGCGGAAGGCGGAGGCGGCGGTGCTGAAGGCCGGGAAGGTGATGGCGCAACATCGGGATAAGATGGAGGCGCTGCGCGGGGTGGTCGAGGGTGCCAAGGGGGCGGGGCGGGAGGTGACGGAGCGGTTAGGTGCGACTTCGATGCCGGGTTCGTTGGCGTCGAGTTTGCCGCATTACCCCCCTCTGTCAGCTTCGCTGACATCTACCCCTCAAGGGGGGCGATCGGGAGCAAGAGGCACCCCCCAGCTGATCTCTCCCCTTGAAGGGGAGATGCCCGACAGGGCAGAGGGGGGTGGGGCGGCTGGCGCTGAATATGTTGAGAAAACCCCCTCAGCCGGCCCTTCGGGCCACCTTCTCCCCGCTGGGGAGAAGGGAGGACCGGCGGATGAGGAGGAGCTGGGGAGGAGCCGGCTTTATCGGCGTGTTCTTTCCGACTGGCGGGTAAGCGGGCGGCTGGAGCAGAAGGCGCCCGAGGGCGACTGGCGGGTCTGGCTGCTGATGGGCGGGCGCGGATCGGGAAAGACGCGGGGCCGGGGCCGAATGGGTTCATGGGCTGGCGACGATGGCGGGCGCGCGGCCGGGATTGCGGATCGCGCTGGTGGCGGAAACGCTGGGCGATGCGCGCGAGGTGATGATCGATGGCATCTCCGGCATCTGCCGGATCGCGCAGCGCAACCGGCCGGATTTCGAGACTTCGCGCCGCAGGCTCGTCTGGCCGAACGGGACCGTGGCGCAGATCTTTTCCTCCGAGGACCCGGAAAGTTTGCGCGGGCCGCAATTCGATTATGCCTGGGCGGATGAAGTCGGGAAATGGCGGCATGCGGAGGAGACCTTCGACATGCTGCAATTCGGGCTGCGGCTGGGGAGCGATCCGCGGCTGATGATCACCACCACGCCGCGGCCTTTGCCGCTTTTGAAGAAATTGATGGCCGAGCCGACGACGGTGATGCGACGCATCCGCACGCTCGACAATGCCGGCAATCTGGCGCCGGGGTTTCTGGACGCGATGGCGGGGCGCTATGGCGGCACGCGGCTGGGGCGGCAGGAACTGGATGGCGAGATGATCGCCGACCGGGAGGACGGGCTTTGGTCGCGGGCGGCGATCGAGGCGCTGACCTTGCGGGCTGGGCTTGGCGAGAGCGGACCGTTGCAGCGGATCGTCGTGGCGGTCGATCCGCCGGCGGGGACGGGGCCGGCCTCGTGCTGCGGGATCGTGGTTGCGGGGCTGGATCGGGCCGGGCGCGGCGTGGTGCTGGCGGATTGCTCCGTGGAAGGGGCGAGCCCGGCGGGCTGGGGGGCGGCGGTGGTGCGGGCCTTCCGGCGGTTCGATGCGGACCGGGTCGTGGCTGAGGTGAACCAGGGGGGCGAGATGGTATCTGCCGTGCTGCGCGGGATCGATGCCGGGCTACCGGTGGCGGCGGTGCGGGCGACGCGGGGAAAATGGCTGCGGGCGGAGCCGGTGGCCGCACTCTATGAGCAGGGGCGGGTGGTGCATGCCGGCGCGTTTTCCGCGTTGACCGACCAGATGTGTGATTTCGGGCCGGACGGGCTTTCGAGCGGACGTTCGCCGGACAGGCTCGATGCGCTGGTCTGGGCGCTGACGGCGCTGATGCTGGAAGGAAACGGCGAGCCGCGGGTGCGGCGGGTATAAGCCGGAGAGGCAGAATTGCCTCTCCGGGGAAGGGCGATGCGCCTATTCGGCGGGGTCCTTGCGGGCCGGCTTTTCTTCGGATGCGGTTTCGCGCACCCGGCGCCACTCGTTTTCGAAACGATCGAAGAGCTCCTGGGACATGGCCGAGGATACGGATCTGGTCATCACGATACTCCCTGTTGCGGATGTGGCCACAAATAGACCGGGGCTGAAACACCGCAGTTTGGAAATGGTTCCAGACGGCTGCGGCGATTTCAGATCAGCGCTTGTCGGTGGCGGCCTTCGGCGTTTCGGCGGCGCTGGCGCGCATCTGGCGCCATTCGTTTTCGAAGCGGTCGACGAGGTACTGGGGCATGGTGGGGGCGGCGGTTTCGGCCGGGGTCTTGCCGGTATTCTGCATGCAGCATCTCCTCCGAGAGAAACAATATCATATTGCTGTCGTCGTCCTGTCACATCTCAAAGCCGAAGTAAATCAGGGTATTAAACAGTTTAAACGATTGAAATTCATTAAATCGATTAGAAATTCCGGCGTGGTTAAAGTTGAAACGAAGGTTTCCACAGGCTGCGATGCTTGTTGCTGTTTTGAGGGGAAGGATGGGCGATGAAAAATCCGTTGCGGGGGATGTTCCGGCGGCCGGTGCGCGAGACGAAGGCGGCTTCGGGGGTCGTGGCGGTCGCGCATGAGGCGGCGGCCCATTGGACGGGGCGGTCGTATCGGGCACTGGCCGAGCAGGGGTATCAGCGCAATCCGGTGGCTTACCGCGCGGTACGGATGGTGTCGGAGGCCTCGGCGGCTGTGCCGTTGCTGCTGTATGACGGGGATGACGAGATTGGCCAGCACGCGGCGCTGTCGCTGTTGGCGCGGCCGAACGGGCAGATGGCAGGGGCGGATTTTCTCGAGGCGCTGTATGGGCACCTGATGCTGTCCGGCAATGCCTATGTCGAGGCGGTCCGGATCGGGGCCGAGCCGCGGGAGCTGCATCTTTTGCGGCCGGATCGGGTGCGGGTGCTGGAGGATCGCGACGGGTGGCCGGAGGGCTATGAATACCGGATCGGCGGGCGGGTTCGGCGTTATCCGGCCGGGCCGGGCGGGATTTTGCACCTGAAGCTGTTTCATCCGCTGGATGATCATCTCGGCTTTCCGCCGCTGGCGGCGGCGCAGATGGCGCTCGATCTCTCCAATGCGGCGGCGACCTGGAACAAGGCGCTGCTCGACAATTCGGCGCGGCCTTCCGGCGCGCTGGTCTATCAGCCGAAGGAGGGCGGCAATCTTTCCGCCGACCAATATGACCGGCTGAAGAGCGAGCTGGAGGAGGGCTATTCCGGCGCGACGCGGGCGGGGCGGCCGTTGCTGCTCGAAGGTGGGCTCGACTGGAAGGCGATGGGGCTTTCGCCGAAGGATATGGATTTCGTCGAGGCGAAGAACGGCGCGGCGCGGGATATCGCTTTGGCGTTTGGAGTGCCGCCGATGCTGGTCGGGATTCCCGGCGACAATACCTACGCCAACTATCAGGAGGCGAACCGGGCGTTTTATCGGCTGACGGTGTTGCCGCTGGTGCTGAGGACAGCGGCGGCGCTTTCGGGGTGGCTGTCGGACCTCTATGGCGAGGGGCTGGCGTTGCGGCCGGATCTGGATCAGGTGGCGGGGTTGACGGGCGAGCGCAACGAGGTCTGGGCGCGGCTGAAGGATGCGGACTTTTTGAGTGACGAGGAGAAGCGGCGGGCTGTGGGGTATTGAGGGGCTACCCCTCATCCGGTTTGTTGGCTGCCTTCATTCCGTGGGTGGGGAGCGGCTTGCTCTCTTTCCCTTCTCCCCTTGGGGAGAAGGTGGCCCGAAGGGTCGGATGAGGGGGGCGGCTGGCTCGGAGTTTGTGGAGAAAACACCCTCATCTGCCTTCGGGCATCTTCTCCCCGAGGGGAGAAGGGGGGAGGTTGCGGCGGCTTTCTGTCCCATGAAATCAGGATGTTGTGGGCGTCGCGGGATTCACGGTGCGACGAAGCGGAATCGGTTTGTGAGGGGCTTGAATCAGGCTCTCAGCCGATCTCGGCAAGGGATTCCAAAGATTCGGGAAATCGGCGCTTATGCTGGGCATGACCTCGTGAAGGAGGCTGCGCGCGGGTGTCCGGCGTTGTGGGCCGGGCAGGATTTCATTTTAGACGAGGAGGCTTAACAAATGGCTGACATCGGTAACGATCCTGGCTTGTGGGCTGCCAATGCGCTGGGGGCGGTGGCGGGGGCGGCAGTGTCGCTCGTCTATATGCTGCCGCGCAGCCGGCAGGAGGCGGCATCGCGGTTTCTGACGGGGACGGCTTGCGGACTGATCTTCGGGGCGCCGACCGGGGTTTGGCTTGTCGGATGGCTGGGGATTGCGGGCGAGATTTCCGGCAGCGAGATGCTGCTGACCGGATCTGCGGCGGCAAGCCTTTGCGCCTGGTGGGTGCTCGGGGCGGCGGCGCGGATTGCGGCGCGGTTCGGTCGGCCCGGCGGCTGACGGCAGAGTTTTCAAGGGGCGTCCGGCAGGGCGCATTCCAGACATGGAGAAATCAATGACAACCGATGGCCTTCCGGTCTGGCGGACGAAGAAGTTTGCCAATTTGAGCCTTGCCGGGGTGACCGGCGAGGGGCGGTTTTCCGGCTATGCCAGCGTCTTCGGCGAGATCGATCTCGGCAAGGATGCAATCGAGCCGGGGGCTTTTGCGCACTCGCTGGCACGGCGCGGGGCAGGCGGGGTGCGGATGCTGTTTCAGCACGATCCGGCCGAGCCGCTCGGCACCTGGAAGACGATCCGCGAGGATGGGCGCGGGCTTTATGTCGAGGGCGTGTTGACGCCGGGCGTCGAGCGGGCGCGCGAGGTGCACCAGTTGATGAAGAACGGGGCGCTCGATGGACTTTCCATTGGCTTCCAGACGGTGAAGGCGAAGACGGACAAGGGCGGGGTGAGACGAATTCTGGAGGCGGATCTCTGGGAGATCTCGATCGTGACCTTTCCGATGCTGCCCTCGGCCCGCGTCTCCAACGTGAAGAATGCGCGGTGGTTCCGCGACACGGAAACGGAACTCGTGCGCAGCATGCGCCGGGCGGCCCGGATGATGAAAACCCAAGGAAGGATGTGCCGATGACTGAGACTGCGACGAACATCCCGGCGATGGCGCCGGAAATCAAGCATGTGCCGGAAACGATGACGGCGGCTTTCGAGGACTTCATGGGAGCCTTCGAGAGCTTCAAGGAGACCAATGATCGCAGGCTCGCCGAACTTGAGGGCAAGCTGACCGCCGATGTCGTGACCCGCGAGAAGATGGACCGCATTTCGCGCGCCATGGACGAGCAGAAGCGCGCCATGGACCAGATGGTGCTGAAAAAGGCGCGGCCGGTGCTCGGCCGTGACGATGCGCTTTCGCCGGAGGCGGAGGAGCATAAGGCGGCGTTTGAAAGCTATGTTCGCCGCGGCGACGAGCAGGCGCTGAGGGCGCTGGAAGCGAAGGCGTTTTCGATCGGCTCGGCCAGCGACGGCGGTTATCTGGTGCCGAACGAGACCGACAGCGAGATCGGCCGCAGGCTTTCGGTGCTGTCGCCGATCCGCTCGATGGCGACGGTGCGGCAGGTTTCGGGCGCCGTGCTGAAGAAGCCTTTTGCGCTTTCCGGCATGGCGACCGGCTGGGTGTCGGAGACGGCGGCAAGGCCGCAGACGACCACGCCGCAGCTGGCCGAACTGTCCTTCCCGACCATGGAGCTTTATGCCATGCCGGCGGCGACGGCGGCCTTGCTCGACGATGGGGCTGTCGATATCGAGAGCTGGATCGCTTCCGAAGTCGATATCGCTTTCGGCGAGCAGGAGGGCACGGCTTTCGTTTCCGGCGACGGGACCAACAAGCCGAAGGGCTTTCTCTCCTATACCAATGTCGCGGAAAGCAGCTGGAGCTGGGGCAATATCGGCTATGTCGCGACCGGGGCGGCGGGCGCCTTCAAGCCGAGCGGGCCTTCCGACACGCTGGTCGATACCATCTATGCGCTGAAGGCGGGGCATCGGCAGAATGCGGCCTTCGTGATGAACCGCAAGACGCAGGCGGAAATCCGCAAGTTCAAGGATGCCGACGGCAACTATCTGTGGCGGCCGCCGGCAACGGCGGGGCAGCAGGCTTCGCTGATGGGCTTTTCGATCGCGGAAGCGGAGGACATGCCGGATATCGCGGCCAACAGCTTCTCGATTGCGTTCGGCAATTTCGCGGCGGGCTATCTTGTCGTCGATCGCACCGGGGTTCGGGTGTTGCGCGATCCCTATTCGGCCAAGCCGTATGTGCTGTTTTATACGACCAAGCGTGTCGGCGGCGGCGTGCAGAATTTCGAGGCGATCAAGCTCGTGAAATTCGCGGCATCCTGATGTTGCATCGCTCGGCCCCGGTTTGACGGGGGGCCGTGTGTGGGCGGACGCGGCTTTCCTCCCGCTGCGTCCGCCCTTCCTTCTCTATCGCGCGGAGATTTTTCATGACCATTGCCGAACTGACGCCGCCCGCCGGCGAGCCGCTGACGCTTGCCGAGGTGAAGGCGCATCTGCGCCTGGATGGCAGCACCGAGGATGGCTTGCTTTCCGGCCTGATCACCGCTGCCCGCACGCATCTGGAGCGGGAGACGGGGCTGGTGCTGATGACGGGCAGCTTTCGCCTCTATCTCGATGACTGGCCGGACGGACCGGTGATTCAGATTGCGAGATGCCCGGTGCAGACCATTGATGCCGTTACGCTTTATGACGAGGCGGGCGATCCTTTCGAGGCGGATACGGCCGGCATGGTGCTGGATGGACGGGCGCAGCCGGCCCGGCTGATCCTGCCGCGGCGGGTGCGGCCGGGACAGGCGCTGAACGGGATCGAGATCGATTTTACCGCCGGTTTCGGGGCGAGCGGGACGGATGTGCCGGACACGCTGAAGCGGGCGATGCTGCTGCATATCGCCGTTCTCTACGAATATCGCGGGGTGGTGGCGCCGGAAAACCAGCCGGCGGGGGTGCCGGCCGGTTACGAGCGGCTGATTGCGCCGTTTCGGCGGCGGGGGCTCTGAGATGGGGCAGATGGTGTTCGATCCGGGGGAGCTGCGGGTGCGGCTTGAGCTGGAGCGGCCGGTTTCGGTGGCGGATGGGCAGGGGGGTGAGGTGGTGAGCTTCGTTTCCCTCGGCGGGCTCTGGGGGCGGATCGAGCCGGTGGCGGCGGTGTCAGTGGAGACCGGCGGGCTGCGGCAGTCGACGGTGACGCATGAGATTGTCGTGCGGCAACGGAGCGATCTGGTTTCGGGCATGCGGTTTGTGAAGGAGGGGCGGCGGTTCCTGGTCCGGGCGGTGCATGATCCCGATGAGGGCGGGCGCTATCTCGTCTGCCGGTGCCTGGAGGAGGGACGATGAGCGCGAGTGCGGCTTTGCAGAAGGCGATCTATGGGCGGCTGCAGGGGGATGCCGAGCTGATTGCGCTCGTGGGGGCGGATGGAGTGCGGGATCATGTCGTTGCCGGTGATCGGCGGCCGTATGTCGGGATCGCGTCCATCGAAAGCCGGGATTTTTCCACTGCAAGCGAAACGGGGGAAGAGCATCTGGTGACGCTGGAGGTGCGCAGCGGCGAGGGCGGTCATCGCGCGGTGCAGGAGATTGCGGCTCGGGTGCGGGCTTTGCTCGACGATGCGGCATTGATTGTGGACGGGTTTGCGCTGGTGGGGATCTTGCATCGACGCACGCGCGTCGGGCGAGATGCGAAGGCGCGGGGGCATCTGGCTGACATGGTGTTTCGGGCGGTGACGGAGCCGCTCTAGAGGCGCGGCTGTTTCAGGAAAGGACAGGCGGATGGTGGCTCAGAAGGGCAAGGATCTTCTGTTGAAGATCGATAATGGCGGGACCTATGCGACCGTGGCGGGGCTGCGGTCGAAGCGGCTCGCCTTCAATGCCGAGACGGTCGATGGCACGGATTCGGAATCGGCCGGGCGATGGCGGGAATTGCTGGGGGGCACAGGCATTCAGCGGGCTTCGGTTTCGGGGGCGGGGATTTTCAAGGATCAGGCGTCCGATGCCTTGGTGCGGAGTGCGTTCTTTGCGGCTTCGGTGCTGAACTGGCAGGTCGTCATTCCCGATTTCGGGGTGGTGACGGGGGCGTTTCAGGTGACGGCGCTGGAATATTCCGGGCAGTACAATGGCGAGGTGCTGTTCGAAATCGCGCTGGAATCGGCGGGTGCGTTGAGCTTTGCGGCTGTGTGATGGGGGTTGCGGATGGGCACTGTGGGGCGGGCGAACCGGCGGCGCGGGGAGATCGAGGCTGTCATCAATGGGGAGCGTCGGATTTTGTGCCTGACGCTCGGCGGGCTGGCGGAACTGGAGACGGCGTTTGCGGCGGATAATCTGCTCGATCTCGCCGGGCGGTTTGGCGAGGGGCGGCTGAAGGCGGCCGACATGATCCGCATTCTCGGGGCAGGGCTGCGGGGTGGCGGCAATCTGATGGATGACGAGGATGTGGCCGGCATGAGCATTGACGGTGGGCTCGCCGCCATGGCGGCGCTGACGGGGGCGCTGCTTTCGGCGACGTTTGCCGGGGAGGATGTTTCCGCAAACCCTTGAGGGCCGCAGGTAACGATATGACTACATCCGTGCCGGTGTTTCCCTGGGAGGCGGTGATGGAGGTGGGGTTCCGTTATCTGCGGCTTTCTTCCGATGATTTTTGGCGGATGACGCCGCGCGAACTTGTGGCGGCGCTGGGTGGAGCGCGGCGCGGAGCGGGGATCGATCGCGGGGCGTTCGAGGCTTTGCAACGGATGTTTCCGGATGGGGAAAAGGAGTTGAGCGATGGCGGATGAGGGGATCGATTTTGCCGGGACGCGGGAGGAGGCGGATGCGCTTTCGCAGGTGCTGGCGGATCTGGAAGACCGGTCGCGCTCCTTTGGGTCGGCGCTGACGGGGGCGCTGACCTCGGCGGTCAGGGGCGGCAAGGGGCTGGAGGATGTTTTGCGCAGCGCCGGGCTGCGGCTGACGGAGATTGCGCTTTCGGCGGGGTTGAAACCGCTGGAAGGGATGATCGGGAGTTTGATGTCCGGGGTTTCGGGTGGGGTGAAGGCGTTTGCCGATGGCGGAGTGGTGTCGGCGCCGACCTACTTTCCGATGGCTGGCGGGACCGGGTTGATGGGCGAGGCGGGGTCGGAGGCGATCCTGCCCTTGCGGCGCGGGGCGGATGGGGCGCTTGGCGTGGCGGCTGCAGGCGGCGGGGGGATGAATGTCGTCTTCAATGTCACGGCTTCCGATGTCGAAAGCTTTCGGCGGTCGGAAGGGCAGATCGCTGCGATGCTGACGAGAACCGTGCGGCGGGGGCAGCGCGGGTTGTGAGGTTTCGCGGCTAGGGGATTCTGGGGATTCGGGTTTTGCTGGTGGCTTGATCTTTTGGGTGAAGCTGGTGGGGGCTGGTTTTCTCTCTGCTGCAGTGGGGGATGGGGCGCTTTTTGAGCCTGTGGGTAGCCCCCTTCATCCGGCCCTTTGGGCCACCTTCTCCCCGAGGGCAGAAGGTAAGCACGTGCATCGACAATCTTGAAATGGTGGGGAGCTGCGGATGGCCATGGGGTTTCATGAGGTGGCATTTCCGTTGCGGCTGGCGCTTGGGACAAGCGGCGGGCCGGTGCGGCGGACCGATATCGTCAGCCTTTCCAACGGGCGGGAAAATCGCAACAGCCGGTGGCGGGATGCCAGGCGGCACTACGATGCCGGGTCGGGGGTGAAATCGGTGGCCGATCTTTATCGGGTGCTCGAATTCTTCGAGGCGCGGGCGGGGCAGTTGAATGGGTTCCGGTTTCGCGATCCGGTCGATTTTCAGTCCTGTGGGCCGCTGGGGACGGTGGCGGCTTCCGATCAGGGGATCGGGGTCGGGGATGGGGTGACGGCGGTGTTTCAGCTGTCCAAGACCTATGCCGATGCCGGGGGCGAGATGATCAGGGTGATCGAGAAGCCCGTCGCTGGGAGTGTGGTGCTTTCGGTGGCGGGGGCGGCGGTACCGGGGGCGGATTTTGGGCTCGATGCGGCGACGGGCAAGGTGACGTTCGTGCCGGGGAAGATACCGGCTGTCGGTGCCGAGGTGCGGGCGGGATTTCGGTTCGATGTGCCGGTGCGGTTCGATACCGACCGGATCGATATCGATCTGGCGCAGTTTCAGGCGGGGCGCATTCCGTCGATTCCATTGGTGGAGATCAAGCCATGAGGACGCTCCCGGCTGATTTGGCAGCGCATCTTCAGGGCGATGCGACGACGGTTTGCCATTGCTGGCGGGTGACGCGGCGCGATGGCGTCGTTGTCGGGTTTACCGAGCATGATCGGGATCTTGTCGTTTCCGGTACGGTTTTTCTGGCGGCGAGCGGGTTTGCGGCGAGCGACAGCGAGATGGCGAACGGGCTTTCCGTCGATGCCGGCGAGGTGACGGGCGGGTTTTCGGCGGATGCGATTGCCGAAGCCGATGTGCTGGCGGGGCGCTTCGATGGGGCGAAGGTCGAGACTTTTCTCGTCAACTGGCAGGCGCCGGAGGAGCATATCCTGTTGCGGGTCGAGGAGATCGGCGAGGTCGTGCGGGCGGGCGGAGCGTTTCGGGCCGAGCTTCGGCGCATGACGCATCGGCTGGGGCAGGCGCAGGGGCGGGTTTATAGCCGGCGGTGCGATGCGAGCTTTGGGGATGCTCGGTGCGGTGTGGATGTGTCCGGGGCGGCGTATCGGGCGGAGGGGGCTGTCGTTGCCGTTCTGGGGGAGACGCGGCTTGTCGTTTCGGGGCTTGACGGGTTTTCGGCGGGGGCTTTCCGGCAGGGGACGCTGGTGTTTTCGAGCGGGGGGAATGCCGGGGGTGCCGTCGATATCGAGGAGCATCGGCGGGAGGGGGCTCAGACGATGATTTCGTTGTGGTTGCCGTTGCCGCTCCCGGTGACTGTCGGGGATGCATTTGTGGCGACGGTGGGGTGCGACAAGAGCTTTGGCATGTGCCGGTCGCGGTTTGGCAATGGGGTGAATTTTCGTGGGTTTCCGCACATGCCGGGGAGCGACTTTGCCTTTGGCTATGCCGATGGCGATACGGTGCATGATGGGCGGGCGCTTTATGAGGGATGATGGGCAGGGTTTGAATGGGCCGGTAGACCCGGCGAACTCTGTCGTCCCCTCTCCCCGCTTGCGGGGAGAGGGCCAGGGTGAGGGGCGAAGCTTTCCTCCCCGAAAATATCGAAAGGGAGCCCCTCATCCGCCCTTCGGGCACCTTCTCCCCGCAGGCGGGGAGAAGGAAGGAGCAAGCGGCACCTTCGTATGCGATAACCCTCCTCTAGACCCCCTCGTCCGGCCCTTTGGGCCACCTTCTCCCCGTGGGGAAGAAGGGGAAACGCGTGGCGAAACAGTTGTCGAGGCGGCGCGGCAGTGGATCGGGACGCCGTATCGGCATCAGGGAAGCTTGAAGGGGATCGGGTGCGATTGTCTTGGGCTGGTGCGTGGGGTTTGGCGCGATCTTTATGGCGAGGAGCCGGAGGCGCCGGGAGCTTATCAGCCGGACTGGGCGGAGCGGGGTGGCGAGGAGCGGCTGATGGAGGCTGCGCTTCGGCATTTTGGGGCCAGCGTGCCGGCGGCGGAGATGCGGGCGGGGGATGTGCTGCTGTTTCGTTGGCGGGCGGAAATGCCGGCGAAGCATGCGGGGATTTTCTGCGGGGGTGGGCGGTTCATCCATGCCTATGAGCAGGCGGCGGTGGTGGAATCCGCTCTGGTGCCGTCGTGGCGGCGGCGGATTGCGGCGGTGCATCCGTTTCCGGGGAAGGGATAGATTTTATGGCGACGATCCTTTTGCAGGCGGCGGGTGCGGCTCTTGGCAGCGTGTTTGGGCCGGTTGGTGCGATCCTTGGGCGGGCGGCGGGGGCTTTGGCGGGCTCGGTGGTCGACCGGGCGTTGATCGGTGGTCGGGCGATTTCGGGGGCGCGGCTTGGGGATGCGCGGATTCCGGGGGCGGACGAGGGGAGCGCGATCACGCGGGCCTATGGCACCGTGCGGATCGGGGGGACGCTGATCTGGGCAACGCGGTTTGAGGAAGAGGTTCGCAGCGAACGGCAGGGCGGAAAGGCGAGCGGGCCGCGGGTGGAGACGTTTCGCTATTTCGCCAATTTCGCGCTGGGGATTTGCGAGGGGGAGATTGCGGGTGTCCGGCGGGTCTGGGCGGATGGGCGGGAGCTTGATCTCACCACCATCGAGATGCGGGTTTATCGCGGGACGGAGGAGCAGGCCGTCGATCCGTTGATCGAGGCGAAGCAGGGTGAGGCGCCGGCGTTTCGCGGGGTGGCCTATGCGGTGTTCGAGCGCTTGCCGCTTGATGGGTTCGGCAATCGTTTGCCGGTGATCCAGTTCGAGGTTTTGCGGCCGGTCGGGCAGCTGGAGAAAGATATCAAGGCCGTCACGATCATTCCGGGGGCGAGCGAGCATGGTTATGACCCTCGCGTCGTGACCGAGAAGACCGGGGCGGGGAAGAGCCGGCGGATCAATCGCAACGTCTTTCATGCGGGGAGCGACTGGGAGGCTTCGATCGATGAGCTGCAGGCGCTGTGTCCGGGGCTGGAGCGGGTGGCGCTGGTCGTGTCGTGGTTCGGGACCGATCTGCGGGCCGGAGAATGCCGGATCGTGCCGGGGGTCGAGACGGCGGTGCGGCAGGGGGAGAGCCGGGTCTGGTCGGTGAACGGGATCGGGCGCGGTGATGCGCGGGTTGTGAGCCAGAATGGCGGCGGGCCGGCTTATGGGGGCACGCCAAGCGATGCCAGTGTGGTGGCGGCGATTGGCGATCTCAAGGCACGGGGGCTGAAGGTTTATCTCTATCCGTTTGTGATGATGGATATCGCAGACGGCAATGCGTTGCCGAATCCCTATTGCGGGGTTGGGCAGGCAGCCTATCCGTGGCGGGGGCGGATTACCTGTCATCCCGGGCCGGGCGAGGCGGGGACCGTCGATCGGACGGCTGCGGCGCGTAGCCAGGTCGCGGATTTCTGTGGGGCGGCGGAGGCGGAGGATTTTTCGGTTTCGGGGACGTCGGTGACCGGGGGCGGTGATGATGAGGGGTATCGCCGGCTGGTGCTGCATTATGCGTTGCTGGCGGATGCGGCTGGTGGGGTCGATGGGTTTATCATCGGGTCCGAATTTCGCGGGCTGACGCAGCTTCGCGATGAGGCAGGGCAGTTTCCGTTTGTCGATGAACTCGTTGCACTGGCTGGGGATGTCAGGGCGGTTCTCGGGGTGGGGACGAAGCTGACCTATGCGGCCGACTGGAGCGAGTATTTCGGCTATCAGCCGGCGGATGGGTCGGTGTTTTACAATCTCGATCCGCTCTGGGCCTCTCCTGATATCGATGCTGTCGGGATCGATAACTACATGCCGCTGTCCGATTGGCGCGATGGCGATCTCTGGGAGGGGAACCCGGATGGGTTTTCGCATTCCGCAGATGCCGGCGCGATGGGGGCGATGGTGGCCGGGGGCGAGGGGTTCGACTGGTATTATCAGGACGAGGGCGATCGCCGGGCTCGGGTGCGGACGCCGATCAGCGATGGGCTGGCGGGTAAGCACTGGGTTTATCGCTACAAGGATTTGCTGGGGTGGTGGGGGAATTTCCACCATGACCGGGTTGGCGGGGTGGAGCGGGTCGCGGCCAGCGACTGGGTGCCGGGGTCGAAACCGATCTGGTTTACGGAACTGGGGTGTCCGGCGATCGACAAGGGGGCGAACCAGCCGAATGTGTTCGTCGATCCGAAATCATCAGAAAATGCCGTGCCGTATTTTTCGGGCGGCGGGCGGTGCGATCTGGTGCAGCGGCGGTTTCTGGAGGCGCATTTCGGGCATTGGGAAGCCGGTGGGGCGGTCGATCCTGACCATCTCTTTCTCTGGACCTGGGATGCGCGGCCGGTGCCGGCTTTTCCCGAAAATACCGATCTTTGGGCCGATGGCGGCAACTGGCAGACCGGTCACTGGCTGAACGGGCGGCTGGGAGCGGCGACGGCGGGCGATGTGATCCGGGCGGTGCTGGCGGATCATGGGTTTCTGGATGTGGACGTTTCGGATGTGACGGGGGATGTCACGGGGTATGTGCAGGCCGAGCAGGGGTCGGCGCGGGAGGTGCTTGAGCCTTTGATGCAGGCGCTTTCGATCGATGCCGTCGAGGATGGGGGCGTGTTGCGGTTTCGCTCGCGGCTGAAGCGGGCGGCCAATGTGACCCAAATCGATGTGCTGGCGGATGATGGGGATGCGGCGGCCTATGAGGAGACGCGCGGGCATGGGAGTGATTTTGCCGCGGAAGCCATGATCGAGTTTTTCGATGCGACGGCCGATTACGGCCGGACGACAGCGCGGTCCCGGCGGGCGGGGGTGGTGAGCGAGCGGGTGCTGCGGTTTTCGCCGCCGGCCGTGCTGCATGAGGGCATGGCGGCGGGGGCGGTCGAGGATGTGCTGAAGGACCATCAGGCCGGGCGGCGGCAGGTGCGGTTCAGTCTTTCGCCGGCGGAACTGGCGCTGGAACCGGGAGATCTCGTTTCCTTCGAGCAGGGGCCGGTGGGGCTCTTCATCATAGAGAGGATCGAAGATGGAAAGATGCGGCGGGTGGAGGCTAGGGCGTTTCAGCCTTCCGGCAATGGCGGTGGCAGTGTCGCCGAGAGCGGATTGCGGCCTTCTCGATCGGCGTCTGATGCTTTTTCGCCTTTGATGATGCTGATGGACCTTGCGCAATACGAGGATGGCAGTGCCGCCAGCTTTGCGCGGGGGGCGGTGTTTGCACGGCCCTGGCGGCAGGTTGTTTTGTCGTCCTCAGTCACGGTGGAGGGGTATCGGGTGCGGCAGCGGTTCGAGCGGCCGGCGAAGACGGGGGTTTTGACGGCAGCTTTGGGGGCGGGTGTGGCCGGGCGGTTTGATTTTTCGCAGGCGTTGACGATGCGAATGGACTTCGGTGGGTTGTCTTCGGGGTCGCGGATCGCGGTTTTGAACGGGCAGAACCGGGTGGCCGTGCAGGCGGCGAACGGGGTCTGGGAGATCATCGGGTTTCTCGTCGCCGAGGAGATCGCGGCGGGGGAATGGCGGCTGACCGGGCTGTTGCGCGGGCTGCATGGGACCGGGGATGCCATGGCGGCCGGGAGTGGGGTCGGGGCGGCGGCTGTCGTTCTCGATGGGGCGGTGAAGGCGATCGGGCTTGCGGCGGACGAGGCGGGGCGGCCGTTGAATTTCATCGCGGAGGCTGCGGGGGAGGCGGCGGTGGGGCCGATCGTCTTTGCCGGCGGGGTCAGGGCCGAGACGCCGGTGGCGCCGGTGCATTTGCGGGCCGAGCGGGTTTCTGGCGGGGATATCCGGTTGAGCTGGGTGCGGTGTGCGCGGCGCGATGCGGACCATTGGCTGGATGGGGATATCGCGCTCGACGAGGCGCAGGAGCGGTATCGCATCGACATTCTCGATGGCGATAGCGTCAAGCGGTGGGGGGAGAGTTCGGGGCCAGCCTTTGTTTATTCCGCGGCGAACGAGGTTGCGGATTTCGGGGGCGTGCAGGCGGCGATTTCGTTTCGGGTGCGGCAGGTCGGGGCCAAGGTGGCGCTCGGGGTGGCGGCGCGGGCGACGGTCAATCTGTAACAGGAGGCGGGCATGATGGATTTGAAGGACTGGTATCGGTCGAAAACCGTTTGGGGTGCCCTTGTGGCGGTGATTGCGTCCTGCGCGCGGCTCGCCGGGCTGGAGATCGGGACGGAGGATCAGCAACTGGCGATCGATGCCCTGACGACGATCGCCGCGGCGGCGGGTGGGCTGATTGCAATCTATGGGCGGGTTTCCGCTCACAAACGACTGCGGTGATCTGTCGGGCGGATGCCCTTGCGAATGTCGGGGAAATCAGATGAAGTCTCCGTGAGCCGACATTCATTTGCCATTCAGGCAGCATGGTTTATTAAAATCGCAAGAAACGTCAGTCGTTGAAAGTGCGTTCATGTCCTCACCGTTGATCATAGCAACGCTTGCCGCGGGTCTTTCCGGGCTGGCGCCGCATGCCATCGATCTGCCATCGAAGGTTGTTACCGTCGATGGCGATTGCAGCGCGGCTGCCGCACAGGTCGTTGCCGAGACGGGTGGCGAACTCTTGTCGGCCCAGCCGACCTCGGATGGCAAATGCGTCGTCACGGTGCTCATTCCCGGCAATGGCGGCCGTCCGAAGAAGGTGACGGTGCGGGTGCCCATGTGA